TACTATGTACAGAAAGAGGCTTTAATATTCTTAACTTTAAAACTAAAAGAGCAGGGTAAAACATACGATAACTTAAAACCTTTAAAATGATGTTATGGATTGGCGGACTTGAATGTGTGGCAGGTAAGGCGCACACCGCACAGGTAAGGTTGCGAACACCTATATTTAACTCGACATTATTAGCCTTACCTAACGGTTTGCAGCCTTGCGAAGTTTAATTAAAACAAAAAATATTATGATAACACAAAAACAATTTAATGAGAACGCAACACCAACTAATCCCGATGCTAAATTGCGCAAGGGTGATGTTATAAGTTCGGTTTGCGAAATTCCTAACTGTAATAAACAAGAATACAGAATAGGTTGGTGTAAAAACCATTATAATTTACTTTGCAGGAATAGAGCAAAATGACTTATAACTTACATCTTTGCGAACATTTATAGCGACTTAGTTAAAAACAAATAAATAAAACAAATATGAAAACACAAAACAACATGACTTCACTAATCAGCCAAGCTGAGTGGTGGGTAAAAAAAACACAGGTTAACCAAGTTCGTGGAACTTTTGACTGGAAACTATACATGAAACTAATTGAAGCTAAAAGAAATGAAAATAAAAAAAACTGATATTCAATTTATTTTAATTGCAACTTTCTTATTAGTTTGTTTAATTTTGCATAAGTGATAGATGAACTCGTTAAAAATCGAATTTATAAACAGATAACTAAAAATATCTGCCACAATCACTATCTTTGGGAGGATCTACATTTTGAAAGCGTTTTAATAATAATAGAAAAACAATTTGACTTATCCGAAATTAGAAACTTAAAACACTTTTATTCTGCTGTATGTTGGCGAACCTGGCACTCTAATAAGTTTAAAAAGAAATACTTTACTGATTTTATTCAGTATGTAGATAATCTTAACGAAGTAATAGAAAACGAAGAACAAATTGACTATTCAACTATAATAAACTTTTTGACTTATTCACCTCAAACGGAAAATGAGTTTTATGAGCAAAATCTCCTTAAACTTTACATCCAGCATGGAGGGGCTAAAAAGTTAAGCGACAAAACAAAGATACCTTACAGAACAGTTGCAAACGATATAAAACAAATCAAAGAAAAATTAAAACGACAGCATAATGATAAAAATTCTAATCAAGGCGAACATGGCTAACCTTAACGGGTTATCCTATCACAGATTAATAGTTCCTTATTCAAAAGTATCTGACTTAACTAACTTTAAATGTGATGTATTAGAAGATTTAGATGTTTTGACTGATGAAATGATAAAAGGCTATCAATATGTAGTTTATCAACGTGAAATTGATGTGTACGGAAAATCAATAGAAAAAATTAAAAGGTTTCAAAAGTTAGGATGCAAAGTGATATTTGATATTGACGATTATTGGCATTTACCACAATCTCATGCTTTGTTTAAAGTGTATAAAGAATATCAAATAGTAAAGCAAACTGAAGATATTTTAAAACATGTAGATATTGTAACATGCACTACTGAAATACTTGCAGACAAAATAAGACCATTTAACAAGAATGTTAAGGTTTATCCTAACTGTTTAGACTTAACAGATGAACAATGGCAAAGTAAAAAAGAAAATTCACAGTTTATTCGTTTTGGATATATTGCAGGTGTTCACCATGTGCAGGACATTAAAATATTACAAATACCAATTAGAAAAGCAAGAGCAATAAATAAGTCTCAATTTGTTTTAGGAGGTTACACATATAACGACCACTACAAGTATTATGAATCAGTAATGAAACAAGGTAACTACCTTAGAATTAATGCTATTAATGTTTATGAATACGGGAAAGCATATAACCTTACAGATGTTAGTTTAATTCCATTAGAGAAAAACATATTTACTGAAGGCAAGTCGGAAATTAAACTACTTGAAGCTGCTGCTCATGGAAATGCTGCAATAGTTTCAAACGTTAAACCTTATAACATTTTCCCAAAAGATACAGCAATATTTTTAGATAATAGTGATGTAAATGGTTGGTATAAGGCAATAAAGCGACTAACTGAAAGCTCACAAATGAGAATTGACTATGCAGAGAAATTAAAAGAATACACGAACATAAACTACAATTTAAACACATGGACAGAGAAACGCAAACAGGATTTAGTATTGGGATTGGTATAACAACAACTCCAAACAGAAAAGAATATGTAGATAGATGGCTGTTAGAATTTGAAAAAGTAAAGCCTAAAAATTATCATTTACACATACATGAAGATGTACACTATCGTGGAGTTGCATATTCAAAGAATCAAAATTTAAAAACTTTGCAAGATTGCGATTACATTTTTCTATTTGATGATGATTGTTTTCCAATAAGACATAATTGGACTGACTATTTTATTAATTCAAAACAGAATCATTTAATTTACCTAACTAAAATACATAATAAAATTATAATAAAAGACGATATAGAAATATATCAAGATTGTGGAGGTGTGTTTATGTTCCTAACTAAAGAGGTGTTAAATAAAGTAGGTTACATGAATCCTGAATATGGGCAGTATGGATTTGAACATGCAGGTTACTCTAATCGAATTTACAAAGCTGGTTTCACATATGCGCCTTATCAACAACTTTCACGAACTAAAGAATATTTGTTTGCTATGGATTATAACATTGAACATAAATCAAGTATTCCTGAATATAAAAAAGCAAAGTTAATAGAAGAAAACAGAAAAGTTTTTATTAATGAATTGCAAAGTGATAAAATCTTTTATAATTTTGAAAAGTGAACGAACATATCCTTTTTAAATTAGCAACACGATCAAGGCCACTAAAGGCAAAGAAAGCAATTGAGAATATCATAATGAAATGTAACTCAATGAATTACACTATTTTAGTAAGTATTGACGAAGATGATGAAAGTATGTTAGGGTTTAGTTACCCTGATGACAATGTGTTTATAGTTCGTGGCACTTCAAAGAATAAAATTGATGCTATAAATCGTGACATGGATATATTTGAAGGTTGGAAAATTTTAATTAATACTTCAGATGACATGCACTTTGAAATAAAAGGATTTGATGAAATTATAAGGCAGGATTTTAAAGGCAATTATGACCAGGTTCTGCATTATTCGGATGGATATCAAAGAGGAAATATAATGACAATGAGTATAATGGGTAGTGATTATTACAATCGTTTCAATTATATTTATCATCCTGACTATGTATCTTTATGGTGCGACATGGAAGCTACTGAAGTAGCAAAAATGTTGGGGAAGTATGAGTACAAAGGAGACCAAAAGTTATTATTTACTCATAGGCATCCAGCATGGGGATTAAGCGAATATGATTCACAGTATCAAAAGACTGAAGCACCTGAAGTAAACCAAAAAGATTACGAAACATATTTAAAAAGAAAAGCAAACTATTTTGATATACCTCAACACTTAATTATTTATCCTAATTGATACTTTCTATTTTAATACCTACTTTACCTGAAAGAGCTGAAAAGTTTAATAAACTATTCTTTGATATTAACTTTCAAATAGAGATGCAAAATGCTTTTGGAATAGTTGAGGTATTAATAGACGAAGCTCCAAAAGGTAAAAGCATTGGAGAAAAAAGAAATCAGTTATTAGATAAAGCAAGTGGTGAGTATGTTTGTTTTATAGATGATGATGATAAGGTTTCAAATGATTATATTCGGTTAGTTTTAAAAGCATTAAAAAGTAAGCCTGACTGTTTATCATTGAAGGGAGTTATTACTTTTGATGGGCATGATCCTAAAATATTTGAACATTCAATTAGGTATTCTGAATACAGGACAACTGCAAATGTAATAACCTATGAACGTTACCCTAATCACTTGAACGTAATTAAAAGCAGCATAGCAAAACAATTTAAGTTTCAAGAAATAAGTTTTGGCGAAGATACAGACTGGGCAACACAAATACATAAAAGTGGACTTTTAAAGAAAGAAGTACACATTGATGAAATACTTTATTATTACAAATTCGTTTCCAACAAATGAAATATATTAGTTACTCACTTTTTGGCTATGGTAAAAGAGAACATAATTGCTTTGATTTTAGCTCCTATCTTCGTGGCATGTGGATTAATATTCGCCTTGCTCGTTGTTTGTATCCTGACTGGCACATTCATATTTGCGTTGATGAAAAAACTTATAATGAATACGAAAGACTTTTTAATCGTTGGAAGGCTTACAAGGTAAGATTTAGAATATTACATGAAGAACCATTGTGTAAAGCTATGTTGTGGCGGTTACTCCCTATTTTTGAGACTAACGTTGAAAGAATACTTTGCAGAGATACAGATAGCCCATTAACATATAGAGAGGCGCAAATGGTAAAAGAATGGGAAAACACACCGAAGGTAGTACACGCTATTACTGATTCAATTTCTCATAATATACCTTTAATGGGTGGCATGATAGGACTTAGTCAACATTTTAGAGATAGGTTTCAAAGTTTAGAATCTGTTTTAGATAATAGAGACTATTCAATAAAAGGAAGTGACCAAGATACATTGAACGCAAAAATTTATCCTATTTACGCTCAACATGGAACTGAATCTATTATTCAGCATTACATATTAGGAATGCCAAATACTTTCTTAAGTGGTTACAGAAATACTTTTATTGATGAACAATTGGAAAATGTAAATGAAGTTTACAGACAAACAAACGATACATGCGGACACATTGGAGCTGCTGGGTGGTATGAAGCACCAACAGTAAAATTCTTAAATGGTTATGACCAGTATAAAGATGAATATAAAGAAATAGAATCAGATTATAAACATATATTTTTTTGGGCAAATGAATAAATTAATAGCACATCATTTAGGAATGGGAGACCACATAGTACATTGTGGATTAGTAAGGCATATTTATAAACGTGATGTAAGAAAATACGACACTATCTTTATTTTATGTTATAGACATAATGCAGAAAATGTAAAAAGAATGTATGAAGGTTTAAATAAAATTGAACTTTTAATAATTGATAATGAAAATGAAATTGGAACTGCAATAGATAATTTTGAAGGAGACAAAGAGGATTTTCATTTAGATCAGCAAGGTTATGAACTTTACAACCAAATAGGAGACGATGCTTTTTTTGAGAATAAAAAATATGATAAAAAGTTAAGAAAGGAATTTCAAGTTAAAAGAGATTTAAAAAAAGAACTTGAACATTTTAACAATTACGCTTCAAGCCATAATGAATATATTTTTGTTCATGACGATTTGCAAAGAGGATATGAAATAAAAAACTTACCTAACTTACCAATTGTAAGAATACCAAAGGATGTACCTTTATTTGAAGCATTAACAATAATGGAAAGAGCGAAAGAATGCCACGTAATTAGCTCAGCATTTGTTTGTTTACTTCAATCAATGCCAAGCCTTAACACAAATGTAACTGTTCACACATCTGTGCGTAATAGTTATTTAGACTCATATTTTAAAAACGATGGATTAAAAACTTTATAATGGAAACACCAGGCAGTTTAATAGACAAACTGATTACAGTTGATTTAAAAATGTGGAATAATCAAGAAGCTCTTTATGAAATAAGAAGAATGAGTTATGATGAATTTTATCAAAAATATAACGGTAACGAAGAACTTTATGCTATTTTAAAAAAAGCATGTGATTTAAACGTTCAACGAAACTCTCTGATTTATGAATTGGATAAACTATTTGAAAACCTAACAGGAAAAGAAATGGCATTTAATCCACATAAAACATATTAATGGAGCTGCTACTTTTAAATATGTATTTAGAAAGTGGTTTAACACCTCAGCAATTTTATGACTTAATAAAAGAAATAAATGAGCGACTATATTACGAAAACATAAATCAATGATACAACTTTTAGCAACTACATACATACTGGCAAAATACATACCTAAGCCAAAACTACTAATGAGAAAACCTTTTACATGTCCTCTTTGCTTAACATATTGGAGTTTCTTAATTTATCAAATAATAAACTTTACAGGATATTTTGATTTATTGACTATTCCTTTTACCTTTGCTTTATTGGCTTCATTAATTGAACAGTTAAACGATAGGTACTTATTATGATTCCACAAAACATAGCAGAGCAGTTAATTAAATGGGAGCAGATGGGTAAGAACTACTCACCAACTTTTAATTGGACTGAATTAAATGAGTTAGCTATAAAAAGTGGAAACAAACCTTTTAACTTAGGATGTGGAGATTGTAGAAAACAACTATTAGAATACTTACTTGCAGTTATAAAAGATGGAAACAGTAAATAACCCAAAACACTATGGAGGGGATACAACCTATGAAGCTATTAAAGTAATAGAAGCTTGGGAACTAAACTTTCATTTGGGTAACGTAGTTAAGTATATTAGCAGAGCAGGTAAGAAAGACCTCACAAAGACAAAAGAAGACCTTTTAAAAGCTCAATGGTATTTAGATAGATATATTGGTACTTTATGATAAAAGAAATAAACATTAAGGAAATAAAACCGAACCCAAACAATCCTCGTGTTTTGAAGGATGACAAATTTAAAAAGTTAGTTCAATCTTTAAAGGATTTTCCTGAAATGGCAAACGTGCGCCCTATTGTAGTTAATACTGAAATGATAGTGTTAGGTGGCAATATGAGATTAAGAGCAATGCAGGAAGCAGGATGGAAAAAAGCACCTGTGCAAATAGTTGACTGGACTATTGAAAAACAAAATGAATTTATCATTAAAGATAATGTAGGCTTCGGTGAATGGGATTGGGATGTTTTGGCTAATGAATGGAATGAAAGTGAATTAACTGAATGGGGATTGGATATTCCAATATTTAAAGATGCTGAAAATGAATTAAAAGATTTATCAAGTGAAATAAATAATTTATATAGAATAGAAATTGTTTGTAAAGATGAAGAGCACCAAGAAAATACATATAATAAATTAATTGAACAAGGATACGAATGCCGACTTTTGACATTATAAAAGAAGTAAAACCTAAAAAAACATTTAGAGTTGCATCAGTAATTGGAAAATTTGATTTGCAATCTGAAAATATTATTGAACAATTTAAAGGTGAAATTAATTTACCTGATAATTGGAAAATTGGTTTAATAGTTGGTAAAAGTGGAACAGGAAAAACAACAATAGCAAAACAATTATTTCCTGATAGTTATATTATTAGTTATCAATATAATGCAGAAACTGTTTTGGATGATATGCCAAAAGAATGTTCAGTTGAGCAAATAACATCTGCTTTTAATTCAGTTGGTTTTTCAAGTCCGCCAAGTTGGTTAAAACCTTACTCAGTATTAAGTAACGGACAAAAAATGCGTGTTGATTTAGCACGAGCAATATTAGAAGAACAAAAGTTTTTTGTATTTGATGAATTTACAAGTGTAGTTGATAGAAATGTTGCTCAAATAGGTTCATTTGCTATGCAAAAAGCAATAAGAAAAACAGATAAACAATTTATTGCAGTCACTTGTCATTTTGATGTTCAAGATTGGTTATTACCCGACTGGATATTCAATACAGATACAATGACCTTTCAAAGTTTTGAAGGGCAAAAAAAAAAATAGACCAGAAATTAAATTTGAAATATTCAATACAACAGATAAAACAATTTGGAAAATGTTTGCTAAGCACCACTATTTAAGCCATTCGCATAATAATGCTGCTAATGTATTTATATCAACAGTAAATGATGAAATAGCAGGTTTTATAAGTATATTACATTTTCCACATCCAAAGGTTAAGAATATTAAAAAAGTTCATCGTTTAGTAATTTTACCTGATTATCAAGGGGCGGGAATAGGATTAAGATTATTAAATGAAATTGGTAAAATATATAAACACGAACAACAAAGATTTAGTATTGTTACATCAGCACCAAGTTTAATAAATGCTTTAAAAAAATCTATTAAATGGCGATGCAATCATATTGGAAGACATAAAGCACACAATGGAGTTTTAGGTAAAGGAAGTGAACAAAGAGCAACAGCAAGTTTTGAATTAAAATAAAATGGCATACGATAGAAAAAAGATATTTGAAAAAGCATAATGTCCGACAAAACCGACATAAAAAAAAGAGAAATACTTGAAGCTTTAGAAAAAAGTTTAGGTATAGTTACAACCGCTTGTAAGCAAGTAGGAATAAATCGTGACACATATTATGAGTGGCTTAAAAAAGATAAAGAGTTTAAAAAGAAAGTTAAGGACTTAGAAAACGTAGCACTTGACTTTGCAGAGAGCCAATTACATAAACAGATAGCAAAAGGTAATCCACTCAGCACAATGTTTTATTTAAAGTGCAAAGGAAAGAAACGTGGCTACATTGAGCAACAAGAATTAAGAGTAAGTGGTAATATGAAATTCACAGCGGACTTTGGCGAAAGCAATACTATACACACCACACAGGAATCAGAAGATAATACATGATGCTATAAATCATAGCAAAGAAAAGTATTATGTTATCAATATAGGCAGGCAGTTTGGGAAAACCTTACTCGCTTCAAATCAGTTATTATATTGGGCATTAAATAATAAGAAAGTTAAATGCGCATGGGTATCACCAGTATATAAACAATCTAAAAAAGTATTTGAAGAAGTTTATAAGGCATTTGCCAAAAGACCTGAAATTTATAGAAAGGTTAATCAGTCAGAGTTGGTACTCGAATACATTACAGGCTCAACAATTCAATTCTTTAGTGCTGAAAGATACGATAACATTCGTGGTTTCACATTCGATTTCCTAGTTTGTGATGAGTTTGCCTTTATGGATGAAAAAGCATGGACTGAAGTATTAAGAGCAACTGTATTGGTAAAAGGTAAAAAGGTTCTTTTGATTTCAACTCCAAAAGGAAAAAACCATTTCTATAAGATGTATCAATTAGATGGGATTAATGAGCAGTACAAGTCCTTTACAATGACTTCGTATCACAATCCAATGATTAACCCAAAAGAGATTGACGATGCTAAACTGACTTTACCTGACATGGTATTCAGACAAGAGTATTTAGCTGAGTTTGTAGATGGTACAGCAACATTATTCAATAATAGGCAGTTAAGCGATAATAAAGCAAATGGAAGGGCTTTTGCAGGTATTGACTTAGGCAGAGCAGATGATTATTCGGTGCTATCTATATTCAATGAGAAAGGCGAACAATTCTACATTGAAAGGTGGAGACATACTGACTGGCAAAGCATAGTTAAGAATATAGCGCAAGGTTTGAGGACAAATTTTGTTCAAACTGCATTAGTCGAAGTAAACTCAATTGGTGACGTGATATTTGAAATGTTACAAAAGGAATGTGCAAGTTACTGCACTATTGAACCATTCGTTACTACAAATCAAAGCAAAAAGGAAATAGTTGAAAGTTTAATTGTGGCTAATCAAAACAAAGAGGTTAAATTCTTAAACGTAGAATGGTTAGATAAAGAACTTGAAATGTTTACTTACGAATACAATCCTAAAAGCAGAGTAATAAAGTATTCAGCTCCTTCAGGATTCCATGATGATGGGGTTATGGCTTCATGTTTAGCTTTCCACGCTTACACTAAATACAAAACAGGCAGATACACACTATTATAAAACAAAGGTACTTTTAAATATGATGACAATTACAATTCCAAATACATGGCACGAAATATCAATAGATAAGTTTCCATTGATATACGATATTGTTAAGGATAAGGATATTGATCCTATCGACAGAGAAATTAGAGTGATTTCAATAATAGCTGATATTCCTGTGGCCGATGTTGAGAAAATAAGAATCGACCAGCTAAAAGAACTTATCAAGTCTGTAAACTTTATTTTTCAAATGGAGTTTCCTAAGGCAGTTGAAATGTTTAAGCATAATGGCTACAGGTGGATTGTAAACTATGACATTAGTAAACTTAGTGCAGGTGATTTTATCAGCTTAGCTAAATTAACAGAAAGCGAAGAAAGTATAATTAGCAACTTGCCACAATTGGTAGCAATGTTTGTGAAGCCTTATAAAATAAGCTGGTTAAAGTACAAAGAGATTGAGATGGATTACATTCAAAAAGTTGAGCATATCAAAAGCATGAATGTTGGAATAGTTTATCCTTTATGTGTTTTTTTTTGCAAAGTTATAGAGGGTTTGTATCCAAGTATAGAGGATTATTTGGTAAACCAAATGAAAGAAGCGAGGGAGTTGATACAGAACGAACTGAACAACAAAAACACTTAGATTATTGGAGTTGGTATGTTACACTTGATAATCTAAGCGGTAAGGATAGGACAAAGTGGGATTTCTTTTTAAATATGAATGTAATATCGTTTTTAAACTATTTAAGTTACATAAAAGATAGAAACAAATGGCAACAGGGGTATTAAAAGATGAAATATCAAAAGAACTTGATGACTTTATAAGTAAAGTCGAAGAAGGCGGTACTGTTGACCAATCTGTTTTAAAATTCATTAAAAGAGTTAAAGATAACATTGTAAAGTTTGGATTTGATGCAAGTGGAAACTTAATGCAATCAATAACACCATTACCAACAACAGTAAATGGAAATATAGTTAAGATAACAATTGAGATTGAAGATTATTGGAAAGACCTTGAAGAAGGTACTAAGCCAAAAGGATATTCAAAAGAAAAGAGAAAAGCACTACAGCCAAGAATATTAGATTGGATTAATAACAAACCAGCACTACAAAAAATAGCAAACACCCAAGAAAAAAGAAAATCATTGAGTTATGCAATAGCGACTAATATATTAAAGAACGGAACGATTAAACGTTTTGGATATAAAGGAAAGAAATTCCTAACAATAGAGATACCACAATTAGAAAAAGACATAGCTAAAGATTATCAACCATAATGGCACTAACAGTATATAACACACCTAACAGTTACGCACCAGCGTACAATCAAATGATATTTACATTGAGTTCTACTAATGTAGCTCAATCTAATTTCAGATACATAGCGGATATTTATGTAAATGGTTCATCTGACTATACACGTTTGGAAGTAGGTAAGAATCCGAGTAATGGATACGGAACTTTTGATGTAAGCGGAATAATACAAAACTTTCTTACAAGGGATGCTGAAGATAACACAACTACATTTAAACAATGTGGAAACTCAATAGCATCTTACATAGTTCAATTTGGTGAGCAATACGGGGCAAGTAGTGGAATAACGAACTACACTAACCTAACATCAAGTAGTGGTTATGCTTTTAATGGAGTCTTTGAACCTAATAACTTTTTAACCTTTGCTACAAACACGTATGTACTTCAAAACAGCTCGAGTCAATTCTTAACAGACCAGCCTACATTTAAAACGATAACAGGCGAGAAAATGGCTTTTGGCTTTATGACTGATGCAGTTAATGAAGGATATAATTTAGAGATAGTAACTTACTATGATGAGGGTACGGTGTTTAATACAGTTAGGGTGCAGAATCCTTACGCTGCATTAAGCAATAGAGATGATAGATCTATTAATGTTAGAGTAGATTACGATTGGATTAATAGCTTAACGAATCCTGACTTATCATTTGGTAGCTTACCGATATTCGTTACAAATTGGGAATATTATGAAGTTAAGATAAAGAATAGTGGTGGCACAGTAGTAAGTGAAACAATAAGAATATATCCTGGTGAAATTTGCAGTAAATACGAACCTATACGTTTTAAATTTATGAATAACTATGGAAAGTATGATTATTACACTTTTACAGGTGCAAAGACAAAAAACACTAACATAAAAAGAAATACTTATAAGAGCAATCCAAATCAATGGAGTGGTACTAACTACAACTACTCACGTACAAGTAGAGGTTTAAGCCAATATGAGACTGTATTAGACGATACGATTACTATTAATAGCGATTGGATTACTCAATTAGAATCTATTTGGTTAGAGCAGTTAGTTACAAGTCCAGATGTTTATATTTATGAAGGTAGTAACTTAGTTTCAGTTAATATCACTAATGCTAACTATGAGACTAAATATGAAGCAAGTCAGCAACTATTTAATTTAGTTATTTCATTTACCTATTCACAAAACAGAAAAAGACAAAGAAGATGATTTTAACTAAGATTTATATCAATAATGAGCAAATAGATTTAACGGATGAAGTTTCAATCCCTCTTAACTTTAATATTGCAGATATACGTGAACCTGAGAAACGCTCTACAACATGGAGCAAAACAGTTGTATTACCGGGTACTACTTTTAACAATCAATTGTTTTCAAATATATGGAATGTTAATGCAGTCATCAATAGTACAGGCACTACTAACTTTACTCCGAATTTTAACCCGAACTTAAAGGCAATTGCAGAGATTACTTATAATGAAGCTACTCAGTTTAAAGGTATTTGTCAATTGCTAAATGTAAATGTAACCGATAAATACGAGATACAATATGAAATAGCTTTCTTTGGAGAGCTTCAAAACGTTTATCAGTTCTTTAACAATAAGTATTTACGTGATTTAGATTTTAGCGAGTATAATCACAAATATACTTTATACAATCAGCAACTAAGTTGGAATAATACAAACGGGTATGTTTACCCTATGATTGATTATGGATTTCAAATAAACAGTAGGTTCAATGTTACAAACATGTTTCCTGCATTATTTGTAAAGACTATAATTGATAAAATGTTTAATGATGCTGGCTTTACTTATCAATCTTCATTTTTCAATAGTGAGATATTTAAAAAGTTAGTTATACCTTATTCAGGTGGTTCAGCTTTAAAACTTACAAATCAACAAGTAACTGAAAGAACAGGTAGAGCAAGTAAAACATCTACTCAAATAATAAAACAGGATAATCAATATCCAACTTTAAGTGATGGTTCAAGAGAATTAGCAGTTAGATTAATTTACCAAGATAAAACAACACCGCCAAATAATGATGTTGGTAATTTATTCTATGATCAAAATGGTGGTACTAATTATCAAACTTTTGTAATTCCTAAAACAGGAACATACACAATAAGTGCTTATGTTAGAGCTAATGTTAAACATTATCCAACAGCGGCAAATGTTAATTTTACAGCTGACAGAAATATTGTAGGCATATTGTCAATTCTAAAAAATCCACAAAATTATGGAGATTATGGAGCTAATTATTCTGTAATAGCAAGTAGACAAATAAATATACAACCATACGCATCAGTATCACCATTAGAAGATGCTTTTAATATTTTAAACCAAGTAAACGCTACAACTACAATATCTAGCGGTTCAACTTCATTAACAAGTGATGGAACATTATCAATTACTGCTAATTTAAATCAAAATGATATAATACAAATAAAAATTAGCAAAGGTGCGGGAACAGGATATTATGATAATTCAGGAAATTTTCAAACATCACTTTATAGAGTTGGAACAGTTAGAGAACCAATTGGATTAAATAGTTATGCAGAATTAAATATATTACAAGACAGTTACTTTTCAATAGCTTTAGCAGATACAAGCATTCAAGAAGATGACGATGTTGAAGTAAATGCAGTATTGCCTGATAAAATAAAACAAAGTGAGTTTTTTAATTCAATTGTAAAAGCATTTAATCTATTTGTAGAAGTAGACAAGGGAAATGCAAATAAACTAATTATAGAGCCACGACCTACATTTTATAGCAGCGGAACTACTAAAGACTTTTCAGATAAATTAGATTACTCAAAAGAAACTAAAATAATACCATTAGGTGAATTAAATAATAAGTCCTATGTTTTTAGTTACAAAGAAGATACTGATTACTTCAATAGTAACTATAAAACAACTTACAATGAAATTTATGGGCAAAAGAAATACGATATTTTAAATGATTTCTTAAAAGGTGAGGTAAAAACAGAACTTATATTCAGTCCTACTCCATTAGTTGATACAATTGGCCATGATAGGGTAATTTCTAAAATATACACATTAGATTCTAATGGAACTATCAAACCAACACAATCAAACATTCGTTTATTATATTGGGGTGGTCTTAAAACAACTAACGTTCAATGGCAACATATAGCAACAAGCGGAACTACTTTTAGAAGTGATTATCCTTACGCTGGTCATTTAGATGACGTTAATAATCCAACTTTTGATTTAAACTTCGGAACTCCTTATCAGGTTTATTATACACCAATAAAATACACAGGAAATAACCTTTACAATAAATATTGGAGAGATTACATTGAACAAATAGCAGATAAAGATTCTAAAATATTTACTGGTTATTTTTTATTAAATGAATTTGATATTCAAAACTTAGATTTTAGAGATACTTATTTTTTTGAAAACGATTATTGGAGACTTAACAAAATTATTGACTATGACAGAGTAAATAACCAACCTACAAAATGTGAGTTCATTAAATTAAAGACTTTGCCTGATTACGTTGATGATATTGGAGTTGATATAAATGGAGGTGTTAAGAATTTAGATACAGAAACACCAGCACCAACAGCAAGGTTAGGTACTACTTTCAATAATAATCAAATAGCAGATGGTGCTATTGTAAGTGGTAGAAATAACATAGTAAGTAGTGGAGATGGGGTTATTGTTAGTGGTGAATCAAATGTAATTGGAGTTGGAAGTAAAAACGTTTCAATATTAGCAAGTACAGGTGTTACAATATTAGGTGGTGTTTCAAATGTTTCAGTAACCAATAGCAGCGGAATAACAGTAACAGAATCAAACGTAACTTACAATAACGGGATTA